GATGATGCCACTGCAGATTATCAACTTGGAACTAATCTTGGTGAAGTTAGCAACACACATCCATTCTCAGTAGATGACTTCATTGCTGTAGAAGATGCTAGTACATCTCCTGCAATTGATGCTGCTTTCTTGTCAGCAGGAACAGTAGGTAAGAAAGTTACTGCAACAACTTCCAATTCTATTAGCACTGATATTGATTCTTCTGCTGCATCTGCTGATTACACTTATGCTTACAGTGGACCTCAAGCAGTAGTCAAGCGTTGTGTACAAATCACAGCAGGTTCTGGTGCTATTGTCGTCGAAGAAGTACAGGTCGTAGGTGCCTGATATGGCGAAAGGTTTTGCATCAGATATTCCACCTGCCGTTAATGGTACTGCTAAGAAATACATTAGGGGTATGATGAAGCGTAAAGATAGGTGGAGTAAACTCTATGGGGGTCGCTCCAAAGAGGTGATGCATAAGACTGCAAACAAAATGGCTATGGGAGAGATGTCTAAAATGCCACCAACATATAACGATCTATTCGGAGAAGCAAACAAGTCTGGAGATAATTCTCTTCGTGACTGGTTTGGAAAGAGTAAGTCATCTGATGGAACACCTGGTTGGGTGCAACTTGGTGGTAAGTATGCAGGAAAACCTTGTGCAAAGCAACCTGGTCAGACTACTAAACCCAAATGCGGGTCTAGTAAGATGAAAAGAAACCTAAATAAAGGCGAGGAAGAAGCAGCATTCCGTCGCAAAAATGCTGAAGATCCAAATCCAGATCGTAAAGGGAAGGCAAAAAACGTGAAGACAGAAGATCTCGACCTTAAATTGATGTCTAAAGAACTTGATGGCGCATCTAAGATGCACAAGGGTCAGTCTGAGCGCATCAAAAAACATCTAAAGAAGATGAAGAAAGAAGAAACTATTAGCGAAAGAGGCGATTTCTGGCATCCCGATCCTAAAGAAGATCGTAAGTTGGGTGGTCCTGGTGCAAACCAGCGTGCTCGTGAAGATCGTGCTGCAGCATCTAAACCAAAAACAGACTCTAAGAAACTAAGACCAGGTGAATCTTACATGGATTGGAACAAACGTCAGAAAGCAAATAAGATGAAGAAAGAAGAATTTGTCAATGAGAAAGCAGGCGAGAAAGATGCTTGCTATAAGAAAGTAAAAGCAAGTGCGAAGGTCTGGCCTTCTGCATATGCTAGTGGTAGATTAGTCCAGTGCCGTAAGAAAGGTGCTGCTAACTATGGTAATAAGTCTGAAGGAATGTCATTCCAACAGTTTCAAGAGAAGTGTTGGCAGGGATATAAAAAAGTTGGTATGAAAAAGAAAGGTGGCAAACTAGTACCAAATTGCGTCCCAGAACAAGTAACAAATGAAGGAGCAGCCTGGACAAAAAAATCAGGAAAGAACTCCGAAGGAGGACTTAATGAAAAAGGACGAAAGTCTTACGAAAAGGAAAATCCAGGATCTGACCTCAAAGCACCAAGCACAAAGGTTGGAAATCCCCGCAGGGCATCCTTCTGCGCTAGAATGAAAGGCATGAGAAAGAGACAGAAAGCATCCAACAACACTGGTGATGACCGTCTGTCGAAGTCACTTAGGAAGTGGAATTGCTGATATCTTAACACTGTGTAACTGACAACTTGGGTAAATAGTACTATACTTGTCTCAACAAGGTGGTACTATTATGGTTTCATTTTACCTATCCGTTACTATTTTCATTTTGTTTGTAGCGTATGCAGGCACCGAAAATGTAATGAGGTTATTTGCATTCCTAGATTTAGAACTGCGTTGGCATTGGGTTATATTCCGTAGTTATTTTATCAGAAGAGATTTAGAAGTTCGACTAGGATTCCCCAAGACAAGTTTTATACAACACTACAAAACATATGGAAAGTAAAGAAGTATCAGAATTATCTCTGTCTAGAGTAGAATGTGGAAAATGTGGTGCTATTTGGATTAATGGAAAGCACGTATTCAGTGGAACTGCTGCTTCATATGACAATAGTGAACTAGATCTTGCTGGTCTGGTATGTAATAAGTACGGAAATGAGCAATGCATCAACCCAAAGAAAGGGCAAGACGGAGGACAAACTTGGGAGTATAGATCTGGATTTGTCGATGGTGCAATAAAGGCAAAGAGAGATGCTTTAGATGGACTCAATAACATGATGAATCCCTGACATAGACTATTAAATCATAGTTAAATTTTATACTTCATGAGTAAATAGATTCAGTTACTATTTGTTTATGAAGTTTTTTATTACACTTCTTACTGTGATGTTTTTTGCTGCGCCAGTATGGGCAGTTGACATTAAAATGGGTTCAAACGGGAACTTGATTTTTGATCCATCCGATGTTACAATTGATGCAGGCGATACTGTACATTTTATAAATGACATGTTGCCTCCTCACAACATTATTGTTGAGGGTCGTGCAGATCTTTCCAGAGAATCTTTAATGTTTGCTCCTGGAGAATCTCAAGACATTTTGTTTGCTGATGCTGGAGATTACAATTTCTTTTGTGGTCCTCATCAAGGAGCAGGCATGACAGGTATTATTCACGTAAATTAATTATGACATACAATGTTACTCTCCAGTCTCCTGACGGCACCGAAGCTGTCATTCAATGCGAGGCAGACCAATACATTCTCGAAGCGGCAGAAGAAGCAGGTGTTGATTTACCTTCTTCGTGTAAAGCAGGGGCTTGTTCAGCGTGCGCTGGCAAACTCGTCTCTGGCACCGTAGATAATGAAGAGCAATCTTTCCTCGATGATGATCAACTTGAAGACGGGTGGGTTCTCACTTGTGTGGCATATCCTACTAGCGATTGCGTAATTTTAACCGAACAAGAAGAAAATCTATGACCTTCGCCCATGTCTTACTTTTCGGATCACTACCCTTCATATGTGCCACCATTTATTTCGGGCACAGAAAAGGTGAGAATATCTATTATGAAAGCGACAAGTACGACGGAAATGGAACAGCGCATTAGAATGAGATATGCGTTTGCAATGTCCTCCTTTGGGAGGATGTTTCGACCAGATCATATTACACTGGAGATGAGAGATCTTTGTAATGAATGGTCTCAGATTGAAGAGCAACCACCTCAGGGAGATTTATATCTGGTCGATAGATATTTCTTAGAACTTTGGAAAGCATGGTTATTGAAATCAGCATCATAATAATCTATTGTTTATTTGGATTATTTCTATTCATCCTATCGGTTTTACAAGAATGATGTTACAGTTTGCTAGATTTTGCGGAACAGTATTAAACAATCCTTGGGGAGTTGGAGTCTTGGCATGGTGCCTAGTCTTCGTCCCCATTATTGGTATGTGGGCAGTACATAAATACGATTGGCAACATTGGGAACCATTCCACAAATGAGTTTGTTTATTGTATTTGGTCTGCTAATACCACTCTCTTTAATCCTTATAGTGATGAAACTGTCTCTCTGGATTAAATCTATAAATGATGAATAATGAATTTACTATTACGTCCTCTTGAGAATGCCAATGACCCTGTGTGGTCTGTAATCATATGTGTGATACTTGCTGTTGCAGGTGCATTGTTTGTAGTTGTATACATACTAAGAGAAGCATTTGCAGAATTAGAAGATGGGCGCAATGACACCACCGAGCAGAAAGAGCTGCTACAACTTCCGAGTGACGGAGATCAACCGTGTCCTTGATGGTGATACTATTGATGTTACTATCGACCTCGGGTTTGATCTATACAAGAAAGAAAGAGTTAGAGTTGCAGGCGTTGATACGCCAGAAAAGAGGACGCGAAACCTAGAGGAGAAAGCACTTGGAATCGACGCAACCAACTGGCTCAAAGAGAAACTGGAATCGACTATCGCTGGTGATGATGAGTTGTCTGTTAGGACTGAACTTGTTGGTGGGGTTGGCAAATATGGGCGTCTTCTTGGCTGGTTATACATTGGGGACGAGTCAGTGTCGCTCAACGAGCAAATGATCGAAGAGGGTTATGCTCATGCCTATGATGGAGGCACTAAGGATATGAATCTCGAAGCACTGAAAGAGATTCGTCGTGAGCACGGCACATTAGTAGAGTAATAATATAAATACCTTGGAGAAGTCCCAGGTTTATTTGCATGTCGGAATTAAATGTAGGAACAATTAATGCTACTAATGTCAACACTTCTAATGTAAGTGCTACGAGTGACGTTGATGTTGATGGGGACTTTACTATTCCCAATAAGACTAATAGTACTCGTCCATCAGCACCTCCTACAGGTACAGTTATTCATAACACCGAAGAGGATAAGCAGCAAGTTTATAATGGTACTGAATGGAAAACTATTGGTGGAGATATAGTTGCTACCCAATATAAGATTCAATGCTGGGGTGCTGGTGGTGGCGGTGGAACTAGTGGTGGATGGAGTTATGGTGCCGAAGGTGGCGGTGGTGGATATATTGAAGCAAATGTATCGGGACTGACGTCAGGAAACACTCTTTACATTCGTGTCGGTGAAGGTGGATTAGTTAATGGTACTCGTATGTCGTATGGTGGTGGCGGTGAAGCAAACCGCGCTGGTGGTGATAATAGGTATGGTTCTAATGGTGGTGGTGCAACTGGGGTATTCCTTGGATCTGTAGCTCATGGTAATACAATACTGATTGCTGGTGGTGGAGGTGGCGGCGGATCATCCAGAAACCAAGAGGGTAATATTGGTGGTGCTGGTGGTGGTCCTACTGGTCAAGATGGCGTTTCTGCTTATGATGATAAGTGGCAATATCGTGGCAGAGGTGGTGGAGCAACTGAAGGTGGTAGAAATAACCAGCAGGGAGCTTCGTATTCAGCTCAAGCATTAGAGGGAGGATCTGCTGCATCTAATGGTTATGGTGGCGCTGGTGGCGGAGGATATTATGGCGGCAGTGCTGGAGGTTACTCTGAACAGCACACAATGGCAGGTGGTGGCGGTGGATCTGGATATGCAGATTCCACATATTGTAATGATGTGCGAAACTATCGTGGAGAATATCGTATGCCAGCTGGTGCTGGTGAAGCTGGATATCCTGGTGGTGGTCTTTCATTTGGCGGTAATTCTAATGCATCTGCTGGTGGTCATGGATACTGTAGAATTACAGATGCTAATGGGACAGTAACAACTTATACATATACAGGTTCGGATGTAACTATAACAGTACCATGATCTTTGACTTGAGTGTGGATGACTATGCAATCATCCTAAATGCATTACATTACTATAAAAAAACTGAGAAGAAAGGTAATTTCAAACAGTATAATGAGGAGAGAATAAATAAATTAAGGGATAAAATGGCGTATCAACTTATCCCTAGTCCTGAAAGTGAACCGACATAATGAGTACCTCTGACGTATATCTTGGTAATCCCAATCTAAAGAAAGCGAATATTGCTCAGGAGTTTTCTCCTGAGGAAGTAGAAGAATATTTAAAATGTGCAGATGATCCCGTACATTTTATTCTTAATTATATCAAGATCGTTTCTCTAGATGATGGTGTCATACCTTTTACTATGTACGACTTTCAAGTCGATATGGTAAAGAGTTTTCATGACAATAGATTTAATATTGCCAAGTTACCTCGGCAGTCTGGTAAGTCTACTATCGTTACAGCATATCTTCTTTGGTATGTTCTATTCAATCCCAATGTTAATGTAGCAATCCTCGCAAACAAAGCAGCGACTGCTCGTGAGATGTTAGGTCGCTTGCAACTTAGTTATGAAAATCTTCCCAAATGGCTCCAGCAAGGTATCCTCCAATGGAACAGGGGATCATTGGAACTGGAGAATGGCAGTAAAATTCTGGCTGCATCTACTTCCGCTAGTGCCGTCAGGGGCATGTCTTTTAATGTCATTTTTCTGGACGAATTCGCGTTTGTTCCGAACCATATTGCTGACCAGTTCTTTTCATCTGTGTATCCTACTGTATCTTCTGGTAAGTCTACAAAGGTAATTATCATCTCCACGCCACATGGGATGAACATGTTCTATAAGTTGTGGCATGATGCAGAAAAAGGCAAGAACGAATATCTCCCAACTGAAGTACATTGGTCACAAGTTCCTGGTAGAGATGCTGCATGGAAAGAGCAGACTATTAAGAACACCTCAGAGCAGCAGTTCAAGGTTGAGTTTGAGTGTGAGTTTCTTGGTTCTGTTGATACACTGATTAGTCCTACTAAGTTAAGGACTATGCCATATGTAGATCCTATAGCACAAAATAAGGGACTTGCAATTTATGAGAGAGTGATTCCAGAGCATAACTATATTATTACGGTTGACGTTGCTAGAGGAACATCTAATGATTACAGTGCATTTGTTGTAGTAGATACGACAACTATGCCATATAAAGTAGTTGCAAGATATAGAAATAACGAGATCAAACCTATCATTTTTCCCAACATCATTATTGATGTTGCAAGAAATTATAATCAAGCATATATTCTATGTGAGGTAAATGATATTGGTGGGCAAGTAGCAGATATTATTCAGTTTGATTTAGAGTACGAAAACCTTTTAATGGCAGCAATGCGTGGTCGTGCTGGACAACAATTAGGTCAAGGGTTCTCTGGTAAGAAGACACAACTAGGTGTCAAGATGTCTAGTGCTGTTAAGCAGGTTGGATGTTCTAACCTCAAAGCATTGATTGAAGAGGATAAACTTATCATTCCTGATTATGAAACCATTGCCGAATTGACTACCTTTATTGTCAAGGGACAGTCGTTTGCTGCAGAAGATGGTTGTAATGATGACCTTGCTATGTGTTTGGTTATTTTTGCCTGGATGGCAATGCAAGAGTATTTCAAACAGATGCATGATAATGATGTGAGGCAACGCATCTATGATGATCAGAGAGAATCGATTGAACAAGATATGTCACCATTCGGTTTTATTAGTGATGGTATGGAAGATGAATACTTTGCGGATGCACAGGGAGATGTTTGGCAGGTTGCGGAATATGGGGATAAGTCTTATATGTGGGAGTTTAGGTAAGGATCCAAAAATATAAATAATCCTAGACAACCGATGTTGGAATTAATCTAGGAGACTTAAACAATGGCAGTCAATCAATCCTCGCCAGGGGTAGTCATTCAGGAAAGAGACCTGACGACAATCACTTCACTATCAAGCGCAAACGTTGGAGTTCTTGCAGCACCATTTGAACTTGGTCCAGTAGAAGAGATTGTAAACATCTCTACCGAAAGAGAATTAGTTGAGCAATTTGGTAAGCCAAATGACTACAACTACGAGTACTGGTACACTGCTGCTCAGTATTTGAACTACGGTGGCATCCTTAAGACCGTTCGTGTCAACTCGACCGCTTTGAAAAATGCAGTTGATACAGGTTCTGCTCCCCTGATTAAAAATCTTACAGATTATGAAACCACTATTGAAAATGCAAACAACACTTGGTCTTGGGCAGCAAAAACTGCAGGAACCAAAGGTAATTCTATCGGTGTCTTCGTAACTGATGCTGGTGCTGACCAGATTGCAGTTATTCCTGCTCCAGGTTCAGGTAATGAGTTTGAGTTTGTTAACGACGCTGCAGTAACTGCTGCTTCTGGTGCTGCTGGTAAAGTCTTCAAGTATAGTATTGTATTAACTGTCACATCTGTTGTTGGCGACTTCGTTCCTGGCACTAGTACAACTGTTGCCATTTCTGGTTCTAACGAGACTGTTAATGTTCTTGCTTGGGATCCTGCTAACAAAAAACTGGAAATCGGTCTTCCTGCTGGTGGTGTAACTGGTATCATTGCTGATGCACAAGTTGTAACTCAGGGCACTAATACTGCTGAAGTTGCTACTGCTGGCATCGAACGCAGATTGTATGTTGCCAAGAATAAGGATAGCATCGACTTTGCTGCTGCAGATAGCATCGAAGATACAAACAGCAACGCTGCTGTTATTACTTCCGTTCGTGGTGAGTATGATGAGCGTGAGTATCTGCCTGGTGTAAAGTGGATCAACACTGCTGCTCGTCCTGGTACTTCCCAGTGGACAACTACTGCTGGTGGTTTCCGTGATGAGATGCACGTCTTAGTTATTGACATTGACGGTGCTATCACAGGAACAGCAGGTGCTCTTCTTGAGCGTTTCATTGGTGTTTCCAAAGCATCGGATGCCAAAACTTCTGTTGGTGAGACCAACTATTATGCAGAAGTTATCAAGCAGCGTTCAGCGTATATCTACTGGGGTGAGCACGAGACCACATTGTTCTCTGCAGGCGCAAGTGCTTCCGATGGTACTTGGGGTTTAGCAGCATCTTCTCGTCAGTTTAATCTGGTGCGTTCCGTTGCTGGTACAACAGACTATCCTGCTGGTCGCACAACAATTGGTTCTGCTAGCAATGCTACCGCATACTATCGTCTTGCCAATGGTGCTGACTATACACTATCTGGTGGTACATATTCAGTCGCCAACAGCGATCTTGCTACTTCATACGAATTAATTGCTGATCCAGAATCACAGACTGTTGACTTCATCTTGGCAGGTCCTTCTGGTGCTGATGATCCCTCCGCTATTGCCAAGGTTACTTCATTGGTTAATATCGTTGAAGAGCGTCGTGACTGCATGGTATTTGTTTCTCCTCGTAGAGGAAATGTCATTGGAGTTTCTAACTCTACAACTGCAACATCAAATATCATCGATTTCTTCGATCAACTGCCTTCCTCCTCTTACGCAGTATATGATTCTGGTTATAAGTACATCTACGATAAGTACAATGATGTTTATCGTTATGTCCCTTGTAACGGTGACGTTGCTGGTCTTTGCTTACAGACAACTGAAGTCGCAGAACCTTGGTTCTCACCTGCTGGTTTCCAGCGTGGTAACTTGAGAAATGCAATCAAACTTGCATATACTCCTAACAAGACTCAACGCGACCGTTTGTATTCTGCTCGTGTCAATCCGATCGTTTCTTTCCCTGGTCAGGGCGTAGTTCTTTACGGTGATAAGACTGCACAAGGTTTCGCTTCTGCATTCGATCGTATCAATGTTCGTCGCTTGTTCCTCACGATTGAGCGTGTAATCAGCGGTGCTGCTAAGGCACAACTGTTTGAACAGAACGATGAGTCACAACGCGCATTGTTCCTGAACATTGTCGAACCTTATCTTCGCGATGTTCAAGGTCGTCGTGGTGTAACTGACTTCTTGGTTAAGTGCGACACTCAGAACAATCCTCCCGAATCTGTTGATCGCGGTGAGTTCTATGCTGAGATCTTCGTCAAGCCCACACGCACTATTAACTACATCACACTAACATTCGTTGCCACCAGAACTGGTGTTGCATTCAACGAAGTTGCTTCCTGATAATAGTTAACATAACTAAGAGACCTTACGGGGTCTCTTTTTTTGTCTGAAAATATGATTTGTAATAAATACTAGGGACAGAGACACCTGAGCAAAAAAACAATGGCAAAAAGAGGAACTATTGACGATTTTAAAGCAAATGTCGCTTCGGACTTTGCGCGTCCTAATCTATTCCAAGTAGACTTAAACTTCCCACAAGGAATCATTAACAATTCTAGTCTGATTGAACTTGGTAAGTTCACTGTTCGTGCAGCGAATCTTCCCTCTTCCCAGATCGGTGTTATTGAAGTTCCTTTCAGAGGAAGAGTCCTGAAGATTGCAGGCGACAGAACGTTTGAACCATGGACCATTACCGTTCAGAACGATAGTCAGTTTGTTCTGCGTGATGCATTTGAACTTTGGGCATCCAGCATTCAAGCATACAACGAAAACTTCACTCAAGCAGGTGGTCTCGGAGATGCTGATGATGCTACTGGATACTTCGCTGACATGACTGTTCATCAGTTAGCACGCGATATCAAAGATGGAGAGTCCCCCAAGATTCTTAAGTCTTACAGATTCTACAATGTATTCCCAAGTGCAATCGCTGCTATCGATCTTGACTTCGGTAACAACGATGCTATTGAAGAGTTCACTGTTGAACTTCAGACTCAGTACTGGACTCCTGTACAGGGTTGATTGAATCCTTGATAAATAGAACAGGACCAGTTACTTAGAAATATAATGTCTCAGCTCTTCGGTTTTTCACTGGAAAGAGCAAAGAAGGTCCCCAAGGGGCCTTCTTTTGTTCAAAAAGATAGTATGGATGGTTCGCAACCTATTGTAGGTGGCGGATATTATGGATATTCCGTTGATTTTGATGGTGTTGTTCGTAATGATTATGAACTCATTTCTCGCTACAGAGAAATGGTAATGCAACCAGAATGTGATAGTGCAGTTGACGATATTGTCAACGAAACTATTTGCGGTAACTTTGATGATGTACCAGTAGAGGTTGAACTCTCCAACCTTAAGGCGTCGGATAAAATTAAAAAACTAATTAGAGAAGAGTTTGAAACTATTCTCAGTTTACTAGACTTTGAAAATCGTTCCTATGAAATTTTTCGTAGGTGGTATGTAGACGGAAGACTTTTTTATCATAAAGTAATCGACCCCAAGAATCCTGCTGGTGGTCTTGCCGAATTGCGATATATCGATCCTCGCAAAATCCGTAAGGTCACTGAGTATGAGCAGAAGAAACCCGATCAAATGCGTGGGTCTGATTTAAATCAGCAACTGACACAAAAGGCAGCAGAGTATTTTCTATACAATCCAAAGGGATTAAAGAATTCTACAAATCAGGGTATGAAAATTACCACTGATTCTGTCACCTATTGCCACTCAGGTATTCAAGACCTGAACAAATCTATGACTCTTAGTCACCTTCACAAGGCGATCAAAGCAGTCAACCAACTGAGAATGATTGAAGATTCTCTGGTTATCTATCGTTTGAGTAGAGCACCCGAGCGTCGTATTTTTTATATTGACGTTGGTAATCTTCCCAAGAATAAAGCGGAACAATATCTTCGCGAAGTTATGGGACGCTATCGTAACAAAATGGTTTACGATGCAAACACTGGTGAGATTAAAGACGACAAGAAGTTTATGTCCATGATGGAAGACTTCTGGTTACCTAGACGCGAAGGTGGTCGTGGTACAGAAATCTCCACACTCCCTGGTGGTCAGAATCTTGGTGAACTTGAGGATGTAAAGTACTTCCAGAAGAAACTTTATAAGGCACTCAATGTTCCTTCCTCTCGTTTAGAAACAGAAACGACTTTTAATATTGGTCGTGCTGCTGAAATTACTCGTGATGAAGTTAAGTTCCAGAAGTTTATCGCTCGTCTTCGCAAGCGTTTCTCAGAACTCTTTACAGATCTTTTAAAAACACAACTCATTCTTAAGGGCGTCATGTCTCTTGAAGAATGGGAAGAGATGAAGAATCACATTCAGTTTGACTTCATTGCTGATAATTACTTCACTGAACTAAAAGAGATTGAAATCCGCAACGAAAGGATGAACCAAGTTGCTGCTATGGATGCTTATGTTGGTAAGTATTTCTCTGTAGAATATATGCGTCGTCAGGTTCTGAAGCAAACAGACATTGAGATTAAGGAGATTGATGAACAAATCGCCGCTGAAATGGAAGCAGGTATTATTGCTGATCCTATGGCGGAAATGGATCCTGCTATGGATGCTGGCGGTGAAGGTGCCCCAGCAGCAGAAGTAGATCCAAATGCACAGGAATCTTCTGTTGATCCTGGAGATGTCCGCAGAGGAGAATTTTAATTAACTAAATAATACTAATAATGGATACTTATTATGCCGAGTGATATTGCAAACCAAATAGTTCAGCAAATTTTTAGTGATGACAAAGCGAAAGCAATTGACTCCATTAATGACGCTTTAGCATCTTCAACGTATGATGCTATTCAAGCACAAAAAGTTCAGTATGCTCAGAGTATGGGTTTTGAGTTAGATCAAACCGCGCAGGATTCAGCAGATGAAATCGCTGATAGTTTGCCAGACGGTTCTGAGAATGCTCAAGATGTTGAAGTTGATGGGCGTATGCCGCATGAACCCCCTACTGATGAATTAGAACAACCTGTAGAAACCCCCGAAGAAGACAATGAAACTGATAGCTGAAGAAATTACTCAAGTAGATTTTCTCTGCGAAGAGAAAGAAGGCAAGAAGAATTACTTCATCGAAGGTATCTTCTTACAGGCAGAACTGCAGAACCGCAATGGTCGCATGTATAAATTACCAACTTTACAACGTGAAGTTGCTAAATACAGCGAGAACTATATTCAAAAAGGGCGTGCTCTTGGAGAATTAGGTCACCCCGATGGTCCTTCCATCAATCTTGATAGGGTGTCACATAAGATTGAATCTCTCAAAGAAGATGGAAACAACTTCATTGGTAGAGCAAAAATCCTTGATACCCCCATGGGTAATATTGCAAAGAACCTTCTTTCTGAAGGCGTCAGTCTTGGCGTTTCCTCTAGAGGCATGGGTTCTTTAGTCAAAAAAGAGGGTTGCAATGTCGTCGCAGATGACTTTATGCTTGCAACCGCTGCAGATATTGTAGCAGATCCATCTGCTCCCGATGCATTTGTAGACGGTATTATGGAAGGAAAAGAGTGGGTTTGGGACAATGGCATTCTCAAAGAGTCTGCTATTGCCGAGATCAAAACTCAAATTGATCAAGCAACTATTATCAATCTGCAGGAGCGTAAAATCTCCGCGTTTGCAGCATTTTTAAAGAGTTTGTGATTTATAAATAATAAAAGATAACGCTACTATGCATAACGGAGAATATCAAATGTCTGAGACCCTCGACAAAAACTTAGATAATATGGAGTCTGTGACCGAAGGTTCCAACGCAGTTACTAAAGATGCTAAACCTGGCGAGAAGATTGATACTTCTGGCAATGGAAATGCACCTTGCGTAGTTGATGTTACCTCGGATTCTGAAGAAGGCGCTAAAGGAACTAAGAACGCAGGCAAGTCTGCAGCAGCACCTGTAGGTAAAGCACCTGTTCCAAGCACTAAGCCAAGTGACGCATCTGCTAAAATGGAGGAAACGGAAAGTGAAGAAGAAGTCCTCGCTGAAACCGACCTCGACTTTACTGAAGATGTTGACGCTCTTGTCGCTGGTGAAGACCTCTCAGAAGAGTTCCGTTTAAAAGCAGCAACAATCTTTGAAGCAGCTGTAACCAGTCGTGTTAACAAAGAAGCAGCAGCTTTACAAGAAGCGTATGAATCAACGCTGACTGAAGAAGTCGAAAAGATTCAAACAGAATTGGCCGAGAAGGTTGACGATTACCTCACTTATGCCGCTGAATCCTGGATGAAAGAGAATGCTCTCCAGGTTGAGCATGGCATTAAGACTGAGATGGCAGAGTCATTCTTCAACGGTCTAAAAGGTCTTTTCCTTGAGCATAACTTTAGCGTGCCCGAGGAAAAATTCAACATGCTTGATGGCATGGTTGGAGAAATTGATGAAATGGAAGCTAAACTCAACGAGCAAATCGACACTAATATTGCTTTGAACAAGCGTATTGGTGAGTTTGTAAAAATGGAAATTGTGAACGAATGCGCTACTGGTCTTGCCGAAACCCAAAAGGAAAGGCTTCACCAATTAGCAGAGGGTGTTGAGTTTGAAACTGAAGAAGACTTTCAACAGAAGGTCGAAACGATCAAGGAATCCTACTTCACTAGAAAGGCTGAACTTGCAGAATCTGTAGGCGACCCCACTGAAGAAGCATCGGCTCCCCTTGTCGAAGAAACAACTAGCGGCTCAATGTCGAAATACGTTGATGCAATTGCTCGTTGGTCTAAATAATTAATTAACTTATTCTACTTTTTAATTCGGAGATACAAATGTCTTTACGTCAACTCCAGGAGAAGTGGGCACCCGTTCTGAATCACGATGCTCTTCCAGAGATTCAAGATTCCCACAAGCGCGGCGTCATCGCTCAACTCCTCGAAAACCAAGAGAGAGCACAAGTCGAAGAAGGTCAAATCCTTAACGAGACTCTACAAACAACTGGCTACACTGGTGCCAGCACAGCGACAGGTCCTGTTGCAGGTTTCGACCCTGTACTGATCAGCCTCATCCGTCGCTCCATGCCTCAGCTTATCGCTTATGATATTGCTGGTGTTCAACCAATGACTGGTCCTACTGGACTGATCTTCGCAATGCGTACCAACTATGGTTCCGAGCGCGATCCTAATGCTTCTGGTTACGATGAAGCATTCTTCAACGAGCCTAACGCTGGTTTCTCTGGCGGTCCTGGTGCATACGATCCTGGTGCGTCTGACGCAACCAACGATGCAGAAGGTAACAACCCTGCTCTCCTCAATGATGGTTCACCTGGAACCTATGAGTTGACTGGTGATGCTCAAGGCATG